AGTTATGCCTTGGATTGAGCCAGACTTTTGGCAAAAGAAATTTACAGATTACCTAGCGGATACATTGTGGGTCAAAGATATTTTAGAAAAAGCGGGATTATGATATAGAACCAATATCTCATATTGATATTGACTTTATATATAAATAAAGTTAGGAGGATATATGACCCCAACTTGGCTATACATAAAACAACATAATAAAACTGGATTAAAGTACTTTGGTAAAACAATCAAAGACCCTTATACATACAAGGGGTCTGGAAAATATTGGAAAGATCATATTCGTAAACACGGAAATGATGTTACGACCGTTTGGTGCGAGTTATTCAATCACAAAGAAATTCTAGTAGAATATGCAATGAAATTTTCTAAAGATAATAATATCGTTGAATCAGATGAATGGGCAAATCTTATCATTGAGAATGGGATTGACGGTAATGTGCCAGGCAATAAAGCATCTCCTGAATTAAGACAAAAATTATCTCAGTCACACAAAGGACAAACCCCGTGGAACAGAGGCATTCCTAGATCTCAAGGAGTTAAAGATGCTGTTAGTAAGGCAAACACCGGAAAGGTTGCCTGGAACAGAGGCATTCCAAGAGATGACAAAGTTAAAGATGCAGTTAGCAAAGCCAACAAGGGCAAAACTGCGTGGAATAAAGGCAAATTAAGAACTGAAGAAGAAAAACAAAAAATGAGAGAAGGTTGGGCAAGACGAAAAGCAGAAAGAATAAATGAATCTAAAAACTAAATTCTCTAGTGACATTGACATTGACTTTGGCAATCGCGATCTGGCGTTACAACATTTAAAACATACACCTGCAGGCATTGTTCGTGACGACAAATTAGTCAAACACAATACAGGCGTTTATGTTACAGACATTCCCACAGATCCTTTTACAGGAGTTGCGACAATAGATCACAAGGCGGCAGAAGATTGGGGCTATAATAAATTAGACTTTTTGAATGTGTCGTTATATACACAGATTAAAGATGAAGAACATCTAGTCAAATTGATGAATGCCGAGCCTGCATGGGATCGATTGTATGATCCTGACTTTTGTGGCCAACTTATTCACATTGGTAGTCATTATGATTTATTAATTAAATGTCCGGAGGCAGTGAATACTATTCCGCGAATGGCTATGTTTTTGGCGCTGATTAGGCCTGGCAAACGACATCTAGTGGGGAAAATTTGGCGAGAAGTTGCCGAGACTGTTTGGGATGCCACAGACGAATACACATTCAAAAAGTCGCATTCGATTGCGTATGCACATCTAGTCTGTGTTCACATTAACTTACTCGTCGAACAAGGGTTATAGAACGTCGTTTACTGCGTTTCATAGCCATTTCTTTTAGGCTTACCTGCGGGCCTACCTTAATCACAACATCTTTACTATTCATAGTTTTAACACAAAACTTGAATTCTGCCCACTCACTCTTTAAAAATACATTAATCGGAATAATTCGATTGCTTTCCCACCACCAAGTGTCTCCAAGTTGTAGGAACAAAACCTTTTGTTCAGGAGTTTTTAAGCTGGCAAAATCATAGATTGTTGTAATCTGTTCATCAGCGTTTTGAATGATTCCTATGTATTCGTTGCCCCCGTATGTAAGCAGGGTCAAGTAGGGATATTGATCTAATAGTTGTTTTATTTCTTCCACGTTTTATTTATAGTCTGGGCGATCACGGTTTTTAGTTTTGGGTTGGGCTAAATATGTAAAAGATCACAAAATGATAACAGTCAAAGCCTACATTTACCCAAATACTGCTGAGGTACAAGTATTTGACCCGACAATATTTACTACAAGGAATCGCCAAGTGTATAGTCGCCCTATTAAAGTCTACCAAGGAGTAGACAATCCAATCCAAGTTATAGTTAAAAATCAGGATCAAAAGCCTGTGGATCTTACTGGTAGTAGCGTGACTGCAAGTATCCAAGATCCCACAAATCAAGTTACAATTAAGAGTTATAGTGTAACTTGGGCAAATATTCAGCTGGGCCAAGGCAATTTTACTTTTGATGCCAACACAGTAAACACATTAGAAAACCGTTTTTATAAATTGGCTTTTAGTACAACAAACACCGGAACTGATGAAACAACACCTGTTTATATTGATGACAACTATGGTGTGCCCTTGGATTTAGAAGTATTACCTGCTTATTATGGCACAAGCTATACTCCACCAAGTGAGGGTACTACCTACTCGTTAGATGGCGGATCAATCTAAGATGGCAAACATTAATATATCAACAATACTATTGAAGCGTGGTAACACCACCGCGGCCAATACCTACGTGGGTCCACTGGGCGAACTATTAATAGACACTGGTGAAAAGACTATTAGATTACAAGATGGTGCCACTCCTGGTGGTATGAGTACATTGGTTAATACACAACAGTTGGCCAATGTTATTACAACCATTGAAGGTATTACTAGTAATACTGCCAACATTGAATCTATCTTGTCTAATATTAGTGCAGCTAATTTAAGCAGTATTATTGGTAATGTATCCTCGCTCCAACATCAACTCAGCAGCAATACCAGTACTATAACTGTTGGTAATGTAAACACGGCAAATATCTATGCAATTAACAATTATGTTGAAATTGGTAGTAGTGTTGGGATTCAACTACAATACGATCCCAGTGGGACATTTAATCCATACAATATAGAAAATGGTAGTTGGTTCTATTTGGACAGCACCGGATTTAATTTCTATAGTAATACAACCGGAAATCTTGCATTCTTTTATATTGGCAACGATGGTAATTTAGAGTTTAATGACGACACGATACAAAGTACCGCATATCAAGGTCCTGCCGGACAAACCAGCTTTGCCACAGTAGCAAATGTAAAAGCCTACGTAGATAATAAAATTGGATTGCTGGCAAATGCTCCGGCAATACTTGACACGCTGGGACAAATTGCTACTGCGATACAAAATGATGAAGCAAATATTGGCACATTGTTGACCAGCATGACTGCAACCAATGCTAATATAGCAGCTGCTAATATCGCGTGGCAGGCAAATGCAGCAACGCAACTAAGTCAAATAAATGCAGCCAATGCAGCTATTATCACTGCCAATACCGCAGTTGTTGCGTACATTAACGCACAAGATACTCTATTACAATCGGGTATTACTGGAGCTAACAATGCTATAGTAACTGCTAACTCTGCAGTGGTAAGTTATGTAAATACTCAAGATGCTTTGATTAATGCGGCATGGAGCGCAAATCTTACTGTTGCTAATGTTGCATGGACTGCTAATGCCGCAACTCAACAGGGATTAATCACAACACTACAATCCAATACTGGAGGATTATACAACAGTATCCTTGGCGCCAACGCTTCAATACAAAACCTAAATGCCAACGTGGGTGGATTCTATACTTGGGCTAATACAAACTACGGCACAAGTAGTTATGCCAATGCCAACGTAACAGCATACCTAGCTGCTAATCCTCAAACTGGCACATATAGCAACACCAACGTATCAGCATATCTAGCAGGTAACATCACAAGTGGTAATGTAACGTCTACATACTTTATTGGTAACGGTAGCAAATTAACCAACGTCACTGCTCAATACTTGGGAGCATCGCAGGTTACTGGTGGGTATAATAGCGGTACTAATACTGGATATCTCACTGTTGGGCCAAACGGGTCGTTGCAGTCAAGTGCATATGGACTAACATTATCCACACCCAATACCTATCCTACTCAAAACAATATCAACATTTCACCAGGCACAGGTGGTAATGTTGTATTGCAGGGTAACATTGTGGCAGCAGGCAACGTTTATTACGGTAACGGACTTGTTGCTACAGGCAACATCACGGCCGCAAACTTTCTGTATCCAAACGGGGTAAGCATACTTTCTGGCATTAGTGCCGGATCGGGCACATACAGTAATACCAACGTAACTGCTTATTTGTCTGGTAATATCAGCACAGGTAACGTTGGAGTCGCTAGTGGTAGTTGGGTTGATTTTAGAGGCACTGATCAAAACTGGCGAATGGGTTATGGCATCAATGCTTATTCCAAGACTACCGCAATAACAAGTTTGGATGTGGTAGTTGGTCAAGGTTCAGGCGGCCCTGATGGATTTACAGTGGGACAAACTGGTGGTGCAAGTATATTTGAACTTGTTGGATACACTCGAAACGCTTGGTTCGCTAACAATGTGACTACTGTGGGTAATATCACTGCCGGTAACGTACTGGCCACAGGCTTCTTCTACGCCAACGGTACACCATTCACCAGTAGCAATTATGGTAACACACAAGTTTCTGCCTACTTGGTAGCAAATCCACCGGCAGGTACATATAGCAACAGTAATGTTGCAAGTTATCTAGTGGCAAATCCACAAGCAGGCACGTACTCAAATACCAATGTAGCTGCATATTTAACAACACAAACATTCTACAGTAACAGCAATGTGGCAGCATAC